GTACGTCAATCTGTAGACCACCATCTCGTGCTCTAGCTCATCGCCGCACACGCCGCACCGCCCATCGAGTCCGCTGTTTGGGAAGTCCATGCGGGATAGCACGCAGTCAAAGTGGAAGTACTGCGGCCCTCCCTCTTCTTCATCTACTTGGAAGTCTGGGTACCCCTTCTTCCTACTCATCGCGTACTCGCCCATCTCGAATCTGACGAGCGGGCGATTGCTGAATGGCTTACCGCAGACAAGACAAGTCTCGCTGGGATCTACGGGGTCGAGAGTCCTGCACATTGATCTTCTCCAGGGAAAAAATTGCGGGGTGGGAGACGGTACACCTCACCCCGCACAGGTTGCTGATCCTCACTCGTCCTCTTCGGAGAGCACTTCGATGATGGCTTCTTTCGTGCCATCGATCAGCTCGTTACCGAGAGCGACGAGAAAGCTGAGAATCAGAACCTGGAAGAACAGCTAGCCCTCCTCGTCCGCGTCATCGATCTGCGAGTCCAGGTCGGACTCGAAATCGCTGCAGGAGTCGCCTCCATTGTCGGAGGTGTCGTCCTGCTGGTCGTAGCCCTGGTCTTGCTCCTCCTCGTCTTCGGGTCCGAAGTTCAAAATTTCACCTCCAGGTTAACGGTTTGTGCTTCATTCCCCTTATAACGGAATCATTGTGTAATATTTCGTTGACTGATCGGGGATTGATCTGTTATTTTCAACACCTAGAAGACATAGGAGTGGGCCATGGCTCGTCTGTCACCGGAAGAGGGCTTCAAGGCTCTCAGTGACCGGGTAACAGAGACTGTCAGTGGCCTCTTTCCCGTAGTGGGAAAGAAGCACACCCTGCAGCTCGACAACGTCGCGGTCAAAGACAATCTTCACATCGACGACATCCGATCTCAGAAGCAGGCCAAAGTCCGTGGAAGGGACTGGGCCGTGCCGGTCGAAGCCAAGGTGTCATTGGTTGACAACGACACCGGCAAGAAAGTGGACTCCCAGCATCTTCGGCTGTTCACTCTCCCCAAGACCACGCGCCGCTACACTCAGATCAAGGAAGGTCAGGAGTACCAGATCGATAACCAGTGGCGTCTGAAGTCTGGCATCTATGCCAGGGTGCGGGACAACGGCGAGCTCGAGTCCTTCTTCAATCTCCGGAAGGGCCGTGGGTTCGATCTCAACTTCGACCCGGAGTCACGCCAGTTCGTTATGGAGTACGGCACCTCCAAGATCCCACTACAACCACTGCTTCGCGAGATGGGGGTGGGGCAAGAACAGATCGACAGGGAATGGGGCAAGCAGATCTCCGGCGCCAACCAGCAGAGCGGTGAACAGGCGCTGATGAAGTTCTACAAGGCCTCCACTGGAGAGAAGGCTACGGATGTGGGACAGGCTAGACAGCATCTCATGGACACCTTCCGTGGGACAGAGATCATGCCTGAGACCACCAAGCTGACTCTGGGCAAGGAGTACAAGCAGGTTACCGGTCCCGCCCTGTTCGATGCCGCCACCAAGTTACTGCGGATCAGCCAGGGCAAAGCCCAGCCCGATGCCCGTGATGCTCTGCCGTTCAAGGAGCTTCACTCCACCGAGGACTTCTTTGCCGAGCGCATTCAGAAGGGAACGCACGACATCATGCGCCGGCTCGGCAACAACATCGACCGCAGGAACAGGGTGATGGACATTGTCGGCCCCGACATCTTCCAGCGTCCTGTGAACTCCATGTTCCGCACGTCCCTGGCTAACATCCCAGACCAGACGAACCCGTTGGAGATGGTGTCCGGCCAGATGAAGACGACCATCACTGGCGAAGGCGGCATCAAGAGTGCGCATGGGATCAGTGAAGAAGCAAAGCTGATCGACCCATCACATCTTGGCTACCTCGATCCTATCCATACACCAGAGGGCCAGGCCACGGGTGTGAGCCTTCGCTTGCCGATCGGTGTCAAGAAGAAGGGGCACGACGTCACCGTGAAGATGTTCGACGTCAAGAAGGGCAAGCTCGTGGATGTGAATCCGGAAAAGGCGATGCAGTCCAACGTCGTTCTACCGGATCAGGTCTCATGGGAAAAGGGAAAGCCGAAGCCGCTGGGCCGGACTGTGAAGATGAGCGGCCCTGGGAATGAGATCGTTGAGGGTTCTCTGGGCAAAGCCGACTACGTCATGCGCGATCCAATCCAGATGTTCTCGATCGGGTCGAACATGGTGCCGTTCATCGCGGCAGATCACCCGGCGCGCAGCACCATGGCTGGCCGCCACATGGAGCAGGCCATCGGCCTGGTGGACAGGCAGGCGCCATTGGTGCAGAGCCTGGCCGGCACGAAGACATTCGACGAGGTGATGGGAGGGTACGCTGGGCACAACGCCAGGGTATCGGGCACGGTGTCCAAGGTCACCAAGGACGGTGTCTACATCAAGGATGCCAGCGGCAAGAGCCATGAGGTTCAGCTCTACAACAACTTCCCGCTGAATGCAGACAAGGGGTTCCTCCACTCGACTCCGACGGTGAAGGTAGGCGACACTGTGAAGAAGGGTCAGCCAGTAGCGGACACCAACTTCACCAAGGATGGAGTCCTTGCGCTGGGCACGAATCTCCGCACCGCATACATGCCGTTCAAGGGGTACAACTACGAGGATGGTGTGGTGATCAGCGAGCGGGCAGCGCAGCGGCTGTCGAGTGAACATCTCCATCGCAAGACTCTGGACATGGACAGCAGCCATGTCCTCAGCAAGAAGAAGTTCCAGGCCTACGTTCCAGACGCGCTCACCAGAGAGCAATCGGAAAAGCTAGACGATGATGGTGTGATCAAACCAGGTATGAGGGTCATGCCTGGGGACACGCTCATTGCAGCACTACGCGAGAAGACTGACCGGGTGGAGGACAAAGAGCTTGCGCGCCTGCATAAGTCACTTGTCAAGCCGTTCAGGGATGACAGCGTGAGGTGGGAGGGAGATCACGCCGGGGTGGTAGAGGAAGTGGTCAAGCGTGGTCGCAAGACTGCGGTCCACGTGAAGACTATCGAACCCATGGAGGTGGGAGACAAGCTGGCGGGCCGTCATGGAAACAAGGGCATCGTGACGAAGATCGTACCTGATGGAGAGATGCCCAGAACTGTGGCTGGCAAACAGATCGACGTGCTGATGAATCCAACTGGCGTCCCTGGCCGCACCAATCTCGGTCAGATCTTGGAGACTGCAGCTGGAAAGATCGCTGAGGCGACCGGCAAGCCGTACAAGGTCAAGAACTTTCTACCAGACTCGGACCTGCACGCACAGGTATCGAATGATCTCAAGGCCCACGGTCTGACAGACAAGGAAACGGTCATCGACCCCATCACCAATCGCCCACTGGGTGAGGCGCTGGTGGGGCCGCAGCACATCGTCAAGCTGAAGCACCAGGTCGAGAAGAAGCTGGTCGCCAGGGCTGGCGGTCCTGGCTACGCGTACGACAGAAACCTGGTGCCAAAGGGCGGGGGTCCCCATGGTGCTCAGGCCCTGGGGACCCTCGGCCTTTACTCCATGCTCGCACACGGAGCGAAGGCCAATCTTCGCGAGATGCAGACCGTCAAGAGCGACGCTGGACAGAACGACGAGTTCTGGTCCGCGCTGCAGGCCGGCGAGCCACTTCCAGCACCACGCCCGACCTTCGCCTACAAGAAGTTTCTCGGCTACCTCAATGGTCTGGGCCTGAACGTCAGGAAGGACGGCAACAATCTCCAGCTCATTCCTTTCACAGATCAGCAGGTGAAGGAGATGAGCAACGGAGAGATCAAAGACGGCGGCAAGATGGTCCGCGCCAAGGACCTGCGGCCAGAGAAGCATGGATTGTTCGATCCCTCCGTGACTGGCGGAATGGAGGGAACGAAGTGGGGACACATCAAGCTACCGGAGCCGATGCCGAATCCGCTGTTCGAGAAATCGATCCAGTCGCTCACTGGCATCACCGGCAAGCAGTACAACCAGGTCATCGCTGGAACACAGGGCTACGATCCAAAGACCGGCAAGTTCGTCAGTCCAGACAAAGGACTGGTTGGCGGCCAGGCTTTCTCAGCGATGCTGGGTCAGGTCGACGTGCAGAAGGAGCTCAAGGCAGCGCAAGAAGCTCTTCAGGCTCCGGGCCTCAAAGGTAATCGGCTGGATCGGGCGCACAAGAAGGTCAAGTACCTCAGTGCACTGAATCAGGCAGGGCTGACGGCCAAGGACGCCTACATGGTGCAGAACGTGCCGGTCATGCCGCCGTCGATGCGTCCACTCTCTCAGCTGCCCAATGGCGATCTCAATGTGGATGATCTCAACCACATGTATAAGGGCATAGCTCTGTCTGCCGGACGTTTGAAGACGATGTCTCCTCTCCTGCCGGAAGAAGAGAAGAACGAGATCAGAGCCGAGGTCTACGATGGCCTCAAGTCTCTCACGGGCATCGGTGGTCATGCCAACAGGGAGTTCCGCGGCATCCTGGATATCATCGCTGGGAAGAAGCCGGAGCGGGAGACAGGGCAGAAGGTTGGCCCGCCCAAGGAGGGGTTCTTCCAGAAGAAGCTGGTGCAGAGGAAGCAAGATCTCTCCATGCGTTCCACCATCATCCCAGAGCCGGCTCTGGGGCTGGACGAGGTGGGGCTGCCCAGAGACGCGGCGCGCGAGCTCTACAAGCCTTTCATTGTCCGTGAACTACGGACGCTGGCCGGCCTGACGCCTCTGGCTGCGCAGCAGGCGATCAAGGAGGGGCAGCCCATCGTCGACAAGGCGCTCGAGCGAGTGATGTCTGAGCGGCCGGTACTTCTGAAGCGCGACCCCGCGCTTCACAAGTTCAACGTCCAGGGATTCAAGCCGAGGATCGTAGGCGGGAAGGCAGTGCAGATTCATCCGCTCGTGACTTCGGGCTACAACGCGGACTTCGACGGCGATACGATGGCGGCTTTCGTCCCTGTGGGCAAGGAAGCGGTGGAGGAGGCGCACAAGATGATGCCTTCCAGGAACCTCTTCAGCCCAGCCACTGGCAACGTCATGTACACACCGTCGCAAGAGAGCCAGCTAGGATTGTATGGAGCGACGCAGATCGGCAAGAGGACGAACCTCTCATTCAAAAACGTGGATGAGATGAAGCGGGCTGTTGATAGCGGCACCGTCGGGCTAACTGATCAGGTGCGTGTCGGGCATATCAAGTCTACGCCTGGTCGGCTGATGGTTGGCGAGGCCCTGCCGGAGGACATGCGGTCAGCCTTTGTCAGAGGCAACAAGCCGCTGGGTGGCAAGGAACAGAAGGCGTTGCTGACCGACCTTGCCAAGAACTACCGGAATGACTACGGAGAGGCGGTCAACAAGCTCAAGGATCTGGGCAATCGCTGGGCAACAGAGACCGCGTTCTCCCTGGGTCTGGATGATATCAGGCCCGAGAAGGCGCTGCGCTCCTCTATCATGGCGAAGGCAGACAAGGAGGTAGCGAAGGCCATGGCGGGGCCGGGCACGGCCCAGGCGAAGGAGGCTAGAGCGATCAAGGTGTACGATGCAGCGACCCAGGAGATGATGAGGCGCCTCGATCAGATGCCAGAGTCACAGAGCAACCTGCTCACGATGAATCGTTCTGGCATCAAGCCCTACACGGACACATTGCGGCAGATCAAAATGGCACCGATGCTGATCGCCAACGCCAAAGGCGAGGTCATTCCATCTCCTGTGCGCAAGTCCTACTCAGAGGGACTGGACATCTCCGACTACTGGACCTCCATGAGCGGAGCCCGCAAAGGCATCATCCAGAAGGTCCAGTCCGTACAAGAGCCCGGATACATCTCGAAGCAGGTGATGAACTCGGTGATGGACAACGTCATCCTCGACGATGACTGTGGGACCGATAAGGGCGTCGCGCTGGCCACAGACGACAAAGATCTGCTCGATAGGTACCTGGCCACTCCGATCAAGGTCGGGAAGAAGACCTTTCCAGCAGGCACGCTGATCACCCCGGAGGTGAGGAACTCGCTGAGGAACAACAAGGTGGGAAGAGTCTCGGTGCGATCTCCGTTGCGGTGCAACCACGGACCGGGTATCTGCAAGAAGTGCTACGGCCTGACGGAGGATGGTAGGGAACCGGAACGTGGACTGAATGTCGGAGTGCTGGCCGGCCAGGCCTTGGGTGAGCGGACTACTCAGCTGGCCATGAAAGCGTTCCACACGGGAGGGACAGTCGCCACAAAAGAGGGGTTGGTCGACGACTTCACCAGGGTGAAGCAGATGTTCCGCTTCCCGAAGACGCTGCCTGGATCTGCTACTCTCGCCACAGTGGGAGGAAAGGTGGAGGAGATCCAGCGCGACCCAGCAGGCGGGCACAACGTCTTCATCGGCGGACAGCGCCACTACGTACCCAACAAGTTGGGCACCCCAACACACAACGGGAGGGCGCTCCGCCAGGGGATGTCGGTGAGGCAGGGAGATCCCATCTCGACCGGAGACATCAATCCCAGAGAGATGCTTCCACTCACTGGCATAGAGAAAGTACAGGGCCATCTGACCAATCAACTGCACGGACTCTTCGCAGGTGAGGGAATACGTAGGCGGAATGCGGAAGTGGTGGTGAAGTCCTTGACCAACCTCACCAGGGTGGAGGATCCTGGAGATCACGGCGAGTTCATACGTGGGGACTTTGCACCGCACTCAAGAATCGCTAAGATAAATCGAACGGTACTGAAAGGGAAGGCGCCAATCAGGCACGTGCCAGTTCTGAAGGGAGTGGATGTGCTGCCACTGGACATGCAGGAAGACTGGCAGGCCAAGCTCAACCACGAGCGGCTGCACCAGACCATCACGGAGGCTGCGCAGCAGGGATGGACGAGTCGTCTCCACGGTAAGCACCCCATACCGGCTGTTGCCTTCGGGGCAGAGATCGGCAGAGGGAAAGACAAGTTCGAGTATTAGGAGAGCCAGATGGATGAGAACACCATCGCATCGTTCCTCGACGAACTCGACGAGATCGAGAAGGCGGCCTTTGCCCCACTGCGGTTTCTAGTAAGCGGGGCAAGGCACCTCGGCAAAGGTCTGATGTCTATGGGCAAACGGGAGGTCACTGGCAAGGGCGGCAAAGTGATCGCCGGTAGGCCCGGATTTTTTGCCGGCATAGGAGGAGCCGGAGCTCAGCGTGCGGGCGGTATCATCCCACACATGAGGCAGATTTGGGGCGCCGGATCACAGCGCGCCATGGCAGCAGGCAAGTCCAGCTTGCTCGGCGGGCTAGGCGCTGTGGCGAGGTCCCGCTACGGGCAGATGGCGGCGGTGCCGCTGGTTGCTGGAGGCGGGATCTGGGCCGGTAAGAGGCTCCTTGGTGGCGGCCAGCCCCAATATCAGTAGATGCCTGGCTCGACCTTCTCCAACTCTCTGGCCACGTCAGGGCTCGAGCCCGCATGGGTCGAGACGGGCGTGGTTGCCAACGTCAACGTCAAGAACCTGACGATTGACTGGGTCTCTCAATACACCGGCAAGCAGATCACAGACATCCAGATCATGGTGCCGTACCTTCACTACAACAACGGCGAGGGCTTCACCTGCGTCCCAGAGACCGGAGCCATCTGTGTTCTGTGCTTCCCATCAGATGACGAGTCTCCTTTCGTCATGGGGTTCTTGGCTGCACCGGAGCTAGAGGGAGCTGAGGTTGGAGATGTGACCAGGCGGATCGATGATCCAAAGACGGAGACTGAGGAGGCGGAGGAAGGGCAGGCAAAGACCAAGGGCACTACTTCTGGGGGGTCTACTGCGCCGACTGCCAATCTGTCAGATGCCAGCTACCGTGCTGGTAGACCGATGCTCAACCCGGGGGACATGCTGTGGCAGGGTCGCGACGAGAACTTCGTCATTCTCCGGCGTGGTGGGGTGCTGCAGATCGGAGCGACCAGGATTGCTCAGCGCATCTATCTCCCCATCCGCAATTTCATCCGTGACTTCTGCGAGAACTACGAGCTGAACACCGCAGCAGGTTCGCTTTCCTGGGAGACGTTGCGTCAGGATGACAACCCTTCCGGTGACGCACCCACGGAGCTGGTTCTGCTAGCCAGGGAGCATGCCCAGGACAAGAAGGCGTCGATCAAGATCAGTGTAGGGTCACTGGAGAAGGCAGACAAGCCACCCGGTGGGGATACGAGCTTCATCGAGGTGGTGATTGCGCCAGAGAGCATCGCTGCGGATGATGGCAAGGTGAGTGGTACGCCGGAGTATGTGATCAGGATCGACAAGTCCGGAAACACCTACCTCATGCAGGCTGGGAAGCGGACTGTGGAGGTTAAGGGCGCGGATAAGTTGACGGTCTCCGGCAACCAGGATATCTCCGTCAAAGGAAGTCGCACCACTACAGTGGGCGGTACTGACAGTACGACTGTCACCGGCAGTCACGAGCTGAAGGCGGCGTCGAGCAAGGAGGACATCGCCTCGGTCAAGACCATCCGGGCAGCCAAGCTGAACTTAGGTGACGAAGTGGCTTCCGAGCCGGCGGTTCTTGGACTAAAATTGGTGGCATGGCTCAGGACTCACACCCACAAAGTCCCGATCCCTCCGCCTGTCGATGCGGTGGTGCTGACCAAGGAGCCGTTGACCGAGGCGCTGCTGGACCTCGTAGTGAGCAAGCGGGTGTTCCTACCCCCGGCATAGGAGCAGATCATGAAGGGGCTATTCCTTGATGACGAGAAGTTGACCTTCGAGAAGATGGGGTACGAAGCCAGGTTGTCGGAGGATCCGAACGACTGGCCCCAGGAGATCTTGGACGAGCTGTTCAAGCAGGCCCCCTTCACCAGCGACTACACGCCGCGGGTGGTGATGCGTTCCACGGACCCGGACAAGCGGTACGGCATGGGTCAGATCGAGTTGATGAACACGCTCTCGATCAACCCCAGGGACGATGCCACTCCTCCGGAGGTGCGTGGGCAAAAGAAGGTCGTCATTCCGGTCATCATCAACGATGGCAGGCTGGCCCCACTGGATCTGTTGCTGAGCAACGGAGAGGTGGAGCCGCTGACGGATGAGCGGCTACGTAGGGCGATGTTCCGTCCGTCCCTCTTCGAGGCCATCAAGAAGCGGCCCGGTGACATGAGCCTCATCGAGCAGCTCTACCCGCCTCAGCGCCAGTACGGCGGTGCCCGTGGTCCCCTGCTGGCAGAAGCTGGTGGCGGCATGCCCAAGGCGAGCTCAGCCAAGCCCTATCTGCTGGACGCCATCCTTCCCACGATCAAGAAGGCCCACGTCGCGTCCCTGACTAGGCAGCTCAACCAGGACCACACCATGCGGTCCGCACTCTTCGGCAACGATGCAATCATCCCCTTCATGGCCAAGCTGGCCCAGGTGGAGCTCAACGACGAGATGTCCGGCAGGCAGTGCCTGGAGAAGGCACTGACCTCCATCCCGCCCACCGTCGTGCAGATCCAGAAGATCGCCGGTGGGTTCAGGATCAAGACCGCCAATCCGGAGGCGCTCATTCCCACGTCAGACGACGTGCCGAGGCCAGAGGCGGTGGGTGCTCTGGGCGGTGACCTAGTATCCAAGGCCGAGACAGATGGGACCGTCACCGTGACGTCCCAGCCAGCCATCAAGGAGACCCTCGACGACGAGCTGGTGAAGGTTGTCGACGAGTTCGGATTGCACAAGGTCAGGACAGTCGGAGACAACCGGGAGCTCGTCGGCTGGGTCTTCCCCAAGGTGGTGGACCTCGACGGCACAGTCCTTCCCCTGGCTGTGTTCTCCAACGGCAGTGAGGCAGCGATCCAGGAGAACATTGCTGGAACACCCGTGGCGAGGAACACGGACATGCCGGACGGAGAACCCAGAGGAACGGGCTGCTTCTACTACACCGATGGTTCGGGAGCGACAGGCCTGGTGCCTGTGTCCATCAAGGCGCAGCTCGAGGACCCGGAGGGCATCTCCTACAACTGCAACACGGTCCTGGGCGAGTCCGTGACTGTCGTACTGGTTCCAGGACTCAAGACGATTACGCCCCTGGGCAACGCCAGGGTGGGCATCCCGGACACAGTCAAGTTCATGCCGCTGCCCGAAGTCGTTGACCTGGTCTCATCGCCAGAAGATGTGGCCAAGACGGCGATGGCGCGAAAGATCAACAGCATGGCGCGCGTCATCACGGATGGCATCTGCTACTCCTTCGACGGCCCGCCGATCGACAAGATCGCGGGGGCGATCAACACGACCTTCCTGGACAAGGATGGGGCCGTGTTCCTGGGAGCGGTACTGGGTCACGAGCCTGCGAAGTTTGCCCACATGCTGGACAGCATGCGTGGTCGTGGTGTCACTGACATGATGATCCCTGTGCGCGAGGCCACGCCGGCGAGAGAGAAAGTGGCGGCCGCGATGGAGCGGGCACAGGCGCTGCTGGACAGCTACCCAGATCTACGGGCGGAGCTCTTCAAGGAAGCTGCTCCACTGGACGACCCCACATCTGTGGACAAGGTGCTGTCGGTGGGCTTCATCAACCCAGAGAACCTCTCGATCTTTGCCAGCTACACGCCTGAGATCGAGGGCACGGTCAAGAAGCTGTCGGAGTTGCTGCTGGCATCCCGGCTGGGTCACACTGCTGTGGACGAGGGCGCGCTGCAGAAGGCCGTCGTTCACCTAGACAAGGTGGTGGCGGGTCTGAAGACGCTGTCTGGCGGCGCCCAGGCGTAGAGATGCGCAGTCCGTCCGAGCATTTCATCAGGTTCCTGATCTCGCAGGGCAAGCATGACTCCACCATGATCCTGCGGATACTGGAGGACTATGGGCTCGACGGCATCTCCAGCATGTACATAGATGCGCTGCGCGCAAGGATGGATCCGGTCCCCAAGGCAGACCTGAAGGACAGCGAGTTCAAGGACTGGCTCAGGAGGCACGGCATCAGGGACCTGTGGTTTCCCAACGACACGATTCAGGAAGCGTACACCATCCTGTCCGAGCCGAACCTTCGGTCAACGGTGCAGTCGCTTCTTCTTTCCCCGCTGCGTCTCGAGGACATCACCAAGCGCATCAACAAGAAGTTCGAGATCAGTCTATCTCCAGAAGGCATCCAAGCCTTTGGGCACTACTTCTGGAACAAGAAGCTGCTCTCCCAAGAGGAGTGGGTCCACTTCCTGGACGGCAGGCCGTCGGCCTACGAGAGCATCACAGTCATGCGGGCCAGTCCCGATGTGGCCACGGCTGTCGTGCCGTGGGTCACTGGTGTCGGTGGGATCCCGCAGGACCTCAACACCGGCGTCGTCGCGAGACGTGTGCGAGACGTGGCATTCCTGAAGGTCTTGGAGATCGAACGCCAGCCAGCGACCTTGGCTCACTCCAAGATGATGAAGAACTACCACGACGTCATCCGGGGCATGGAAGCTGAGATGCGCCAGAGTGACGTGGCTCTGAAGGATGTGCTCAAGGCGTTCGAGAAGTTCCGCTTGCGGAAGGACACCGGCGCGGTACCCTCCATCGAGGAGGTGGCTGGCCCCAACTTCAGCAGATCAGGAGAGGGCACAGATACCGTGCGCGATCTAGCCGAGGACCCATGGCCAAGAGGAGGACCAGACGATGACGACGACGCAGGAGACGACGGGGAAACGTAAGCCTTTCTGGATGACCGACGAGGAGTGGGAGCAGAAAAACCTGCCCAAGCTCCCCGGTGAGAACATCGCAGACCAAGTCCAAGTCCCAGAGCTCACGACGGTCAAGCACGACCACGTGCTGGTGGAGTACGGCGTGAAGGACGGGGTGTTGAACTACCACTTCTATCATCGGTACCGCAAAGAGATCATCGATGCGGGCCATGCGGCGATGGAGAGCACGCGCGACCGATTCGAGGCTGCATGTAAAGGGGCCAGCGACAACGACAAGCGGGTAGCGGCACGCGCCAGAGACCTGGAGCAGCAACAGATCTCCAGGGACGTGCACGCTGCGTTGGATGAGAAGCCCTGGTGGGATGGATTCGGCGAGTATCTGGGCAAGATGTTCCCGCAGGTCTTCAAGTTCCGGACCGGGTTCAAGGTGAACTACTTTCCCGAGGTGGACAGCTGGTCCGTGGCCATGCCCGAGCCCAGGACCCCTCTGCCCATGCCCGAGGAGGTCCTCACCGAGCCGGCTGGCCTGGCCGAGGCGTACGCTGCCAGCTTCGAGCTGTCGAGGTCTCGGGGCTAAATTGGGACCGGCTTGCGCCGGTCAGCCAAAAATGACGGGCGTTACAACAGCCAAACGGCCCCCCTTGGGCACGGGTCTCCCACAGATATGAACCTTTGCCCTGGTCCGTTGGCCATTGTACGCTGTACGAAGTTAAGGACCCAGGGAACTCGGATCAAGCCAGGAAGTCCGCTGCACCGCGTGGACCACCAGCTAGTGGGTGAAGGGTACGTGCCTCTCCCTTCGATTCTACTTATACCTTTTCACTTCTGTCTCTTGCGGTAGAATAGATCCATGTCCGTGATCGACCTCGCCCAGGTCAGTCTCATCCAGTCGGCTGATACGTTGCCGCTGGTCTACTCTGCCTGGGACATGGGTGGGAAGGTCATCAAGGAGCCGTGGTTTGATCTAGACGATGAAGGTAACCCCAGGCTCTACGAGTTCGATGTCGAGCCGCCGGATCCGGCATTCGACGATCTCCAACACCTCGATGTCAGCAGGTTCATCTACGACGTCACTCCCAGCCAGTTTGCTGAGACAGCAATCCGCATCCCGGAAGCCGGGCGCATTTCCGATTTCAGGTTCGAGGGTCGTGAGTATCTGAGGAGAATCTACGATACTCCCACGGACCGACTGCTACTCAAGTGCGGGAGGCAGGTGGAGAAGTCCACCACGCTGGGCAACCGGCTGTTCTGCTACTCCTGCTTGAACACCAACTTCCGAACGCTGTACGTGGCACCCTCTGCGGAGCAGGCAAAGGTCTTCTCTAACGACCGGATCAAAGACGTGATGGAGTGTTCTCCGCTCCTCAGCGCCTACGTCACGACCAAGTTGAACCAGGCGGTCTTCTTCAAGAAGTTCATCAACTTCTCCCAGATCCGCCTGCGCTACGCCTACCTCACCGCTGACCGCGTCCGTGGAATCCCCGCTGACCTGATCGAGATCGACGAGTTGCAGGACATTCTCATCGACAACATCCCGATCATCGAGCAGTGTGCATTCCATTCCAAGTACAAGCTTTTCGTCTACTCCGGCACCCCGAAGTCGGAAGACAACACCATCGAGCACTACTGGTCGAACTTCTCCACGCAGAACGAGTGGGCTGTGCCGTGTGAGCGGTGCGGCACTCCGAAGAATCCCTCGAGCTGGCACTGGAATATCCTGGGTGAGGATAACATAGGCGAGAAGGGATTGATCTGCGACAAGTGCAAGGAGCTGATCAACGCAAAGCACCCGGAGGCGAAGTGGGTGTCCATGAACCCACCGACCGAGAGCAACAAAGACAAGGTCACCTTCGAAGGCTACCGCATCCCCCAGATCATGGTGCCGTGGGTGGATTGGATCGAGATTCTGCAGGCGCAGGAGCAGTATCCTAGAGCCCAGTTCTACAACGAGAAGCTCGGACTCTCCTACGACTCCGGCATCCGTCCCATCACCAGGGGCCAGCTCAAGGCTTGCTGTAAAGAAGAGATCCGACTAGGCGACATCGAGCACTTCAAGTACGTCATGCGCGGCCGCGAGGTCTTTGCTGGGATAGACTGGGGCACTGGTGAGAACACCTACACGGTCATCTCCTTCGGCGGCTACGTCGGCCGAGGCAACTTCACCATCTTCTGGACTCATCGCTTCACCGGACAGGACCTCGAGCCGGAGAGGCAGCTCGATCTCATCTCCCAGATGCTGGCACAGCTCGACGTGCAGATCTGTGGAGTGGACTACGGTGGTGGATTCCATCCCAACGATACCCTGACCAGGCGCTTCGGCCCCGCGAAGGTCATGAAGTTCCAGTACAACCCGAGGCAGAAGAAGATGGTGTACTGGGAACCCAACTTGCTTCGCTGGATGTGCCACCGTACTGAGGTCATGACTCTCCTCTTTACGATGATCAAGCGGAAGCAGATCGACCTGCCGTCTTGGGACCAGTTCTTCGATCCCTACGGCCAGGACTGCCTCAACATCTTCAGTGAGTACAACAACCAGCTCCGGATGTTGGAGTACAAGAAGTCCCCGGGCAAGACGGACGACACATTCCACTCCATGTTGTACTGCCTGCTCGCCAGCATGATCAAGCACCCAAGGACAGACCTCGTTCGTCCGATGCAGGAGGACGGATTGCCCAAGTTCCATGGCTAAGGTTGGGCTCGACCTTTCGGGAGCCCAGCGGGGGGAGTGGTACTTCTAGGCGAGGATCATCCCGATCAGCCACCGGGCGATGTCGACGCCCTTCCAGACGCCGAGGCTCTTGAGGCCGAGGTTCATGCTGCCGGCGGCGATGCCCCAGCCGCCGTGCCTGAAGAGGGAGAAGTCGTGCCCCACCACGCAGGTCCACAGGCCGTTGGGTGCCGGCATCACGCCCAGTTTTCTGTGGAGCGCGTGCTTCTGCGCCTTGTCGAGGCCGTTGTAGATGGTCGCCACGTCTTGGAGGGTCGGGGTGGCGACCGTCCTCTCGCCCGCCAGCTTGTTGAGGCGATCGACGTATTCCTCCATCTTCTTCGCGAGGAAGGTGTTGACGGTGGTGGCGATGGCCGCCGCCTCCGCCTCCATCAGCTTCTTGATGGTCGAGTCGGAGGCCATCTCCTCCACCGCCTCCGCCAAGGAGACGGCACCGGTCGATGCGGGGGCCGGCATCGACGCCTGGATCGGGGGCTGCTTGTTGGCGAGGGTGAGGGCCTCCTCCACCGCCGTCCGGATCATCTGCTGGACGACGGGATTGGAGGCGAGGTCGCCGGCCTCGCCTCCGGGGAGGCTCGCGACTGCGGCTGCAGTCGCCTGGTCCTTTCCTTTGCTCATGGTGCTCCTTTCTGTAGAGGGGTTAACGCAAATCCCTTGCGCAAAGGATAGAGAGGTACCTCTTCGCCTCTCTATTTCTCTTATCTCTAGTAACTGATCAGATTTTCAGCGAGGCAGGGCAAAAGCGATGTTATCGTCCTGTAGAAGCAGTTTTGATCGCTTAGATAGGTCTTCTGGGAACTTCTGGCACATGATCACTGCAGAATCTCTGATGTTCGACCGTCCACGCTCGAGCACGGCGAAGAGCTGCTGGATCTTGGCTTCGACAGGGAGCTGTGGGTGTTGCCGGACGACTGTCATCATTCGAATGCAGAGCTGATAGAACGGCTCCCAGGTGTGGGTGTAGTCCACGATGCCTTTCAGCCTGAGCATCTCGTACTCGCTGAGCTGGAGGAACAGTTCAGACCACTGCAGAATGGCCTCTAGCTCTAGTTCACGGTAGGGCAATCCAAGAAGCTGGACCGCGCTCTGGTAGGTGGAGAGCAGCTCTTCGTCGGTGGAGTTGCGTAGCTTGGACACGTCTAGGCCGCTGATCCTCAACAGGAAGGCGATTTGAGCTTCCATGTTCCTGACTTGGGCTTCCAAGCGATCCAATCTGTCGTCCTTCATTGGTCTTCCCACTCGGCTGGAGCACGTGGTACTTATACTATATGTTCTGCTTGGCACGGTCCACAAGCCGGCGCTATGATTGACGGGTGCAATTTCCTATACCCGCTTGGACGAGGTGAAGGCAATGAGCGATCAAGACTCTGGGCTCTCGCTGGGCATGCTCCAGCAGCAGATGGCCAACCCCGTCGATCCAGGACAGCTCGAGATGTTCGGCAAGAAGGCAGCAGCCCTCTACGGGCAGGGTTCTTCGCTGAGCGATGCCGTAGTCGAGGTCGTGAAGGAAGCCAGGCTGTCCCCAGAGCAGGTGAAGAGGGTGTGCGAGTTCGCCAACACGAGTGCCTATCTGCAGGAGTTCGAGAAGGCTGGCGAGGTCCGCAACGTCACCTTCGAGGGGCCTGGCCCGGCCGACCCATCAGTGGTGCTCAAGGAGCTCAACGACGGGTCCGCGCCGGCAATCCACCAGGTATCTGATGAGGACTACGCCCCGCCAGGGGGAAGCTACAAGCTGTCCTCTGCGGACTCGCTCCTGGCTGGAGCCTTTGGGATCGGCCAGGGCATGGACAAGACGGCCAGTGCAGCGCCGGGCCATTCGATCAAGGCCAGCGGGCTGGAGGAGATCTACGATCTGAAGGTGCGGCTGGAGGGAACCAGGAACCACTTCATGAGCAAGCTCTCCTCGTCCCAGGTCTTTCTGGATGATATCCAGAAAGACTTCTGCGATGCGGTGGAGCAGGAAGTGGTCAATGGCAGGAGCATGGGCGACATCAGCCGGGCGTGCCGCGGCTTCGGCACGCCATTCATGTTCAAGCACGCCATGAAGATCGCCAGCGATCACCTGGAGAAGCTGGGCACTCTGAACAAGGTTCAGCAGGTCAACTCCATGCGGAAGGTATCCTCGGCCAAGGTGGTCAACCCGAATCACCCACTCATCGAGAGGTTCCAGGCCTTCGTGAAGGTAGCGACGGAGCACCGCAAGCTCCGCCACGCCATCGACATCCTGGATGAGCAGCTTGCCGAGGTTCGGCCCGAGCTGCAGAGGAGGCTGAAATGAACCGCTTCGAGATGCTGACCAAGCTGGTTGGCATCATCCGCGACAACCCGCGGGAGAAGATCGCGGGCATTCACTTCCTGGCTCAGGGGGCTCGGGCACTGGGTTCTGCTGGAAAGGCTGGCGCCAAGGTGCTGCAGGAGGCCGGCTATCCCACGGCAGCAAGCGTAGCAAGATACGCACCGCACCTGGCGACTGCCGGCGCTGGCGTCGCGGCCTACAAATCCGAGACGGGGCAGCGGACGAAGCAGCGGGTCCAGCAGTACCTCGCCGAGCGGAAGTACCGCAAGATGATGAAGCAACAGCAACGAGCGATGGGGTACTAGCATGAGCGACCCAGTCGACGATTTCCTGGCAGCGAAGGACGAGGCAGAGGGGAAAGAGAAGCGGGCTGGCTTCCTAGGCGAGCTGTCCAGTGAGTGGACTCGTAGCGGCGGGCTCACCGGCACGCTCGGACGCTACCTGCCGGCCGCGGCTGTCTCTCTCGGCGTAGCTGGCGTCGCCGCTGGCATCGGCAAGGCATTCGATGCGATCAAGAACCGCCTGACCAAGCAGCGGAACTACAAGAGCATGCTGGAGGCCAACCCCACACTGGGCCGGGAGGATGCCAGCAAGGTCCAGATGCTCTACAACTCCCTGCACTCTATGTCCCCTGCCATGGCAAAGGACCCGCTCATCGCAGGGTCATTCGTCCGCAGCTCGTTGGAGCTCTCACCGGAGAGCGGCCCGGCAGTACCTCCGGCGACGGCGAAGATGCTGGCAGAGACCCAGAAGAACATACGGCAGGCGAAGGGGGAGGGCATAGCCCGTCAGTTGCCGGGGATGCCTCCCATAGCCCTGGCGCCCACCGAGAGAGCGCCGGAGCCTCAGCTGGTTGGCGAGACCAGTTGGAGCCGCGAAGGTCCAGGTGGCATCGGCCAGATCCGCGAGACGAGGAAGCACTACGGTAGATGATCACCAAGGTCTGTCAGTACAAGGCTAGGAGGGATCAGGGCGAGAAGCTCGTCCAGATCTTCCAGCCTGGTGACATCGATGGTGCGGCGCAGTTCTTTGGCATGCACAAGACCGCCGCGCCGATGCTTCCCGAGGTGCAGAAGTTCCTAGAGGGGCTGAGGGCTGATCCAGGCAAGCTCTACATCTTGGTCAACGCCCTGGGCGCAGGGGAATACTGGGGCTCGAACATCAACGGGGACTACTTCCCAGAGGCCTCCCTCATCCACGAGGGCCCCGACTACGGCTACAAGACCTTCTACGGCGCGCATCCATTCAAGCACCACGTCAACAAGGACCCGGCGAAGTCTTTCGGCGACGTCATCCTAGCGGTGTGGCACCCGCACATGAGGCGGGTCGAGCTCATCATCGCGATCGACAGAGCCAGAGCAGAGAAAGTGGCGGCCCAGGACGTGGTGGACAAGCTGGATGCTGGGCAGTTCCCAGACGTCAGCATGGGTTGTCGTGTTCCCTACGATCTCTGCTCCATCTGCACAGACTGGTCCAAGTACCGCCGCGCCCAGGCCACATTCGACCCGCGGATTCATCCTACGGTCGGCAAAGCAGTGCTGGCCTGGCACAAGATCGATCCGATTCGAGGCCTGTCCCCAACACGCCATGACTATTGCGAGCATCTCACGGAGATGCTGAACAAGATCTTGCCGGATGGTCGAAAGGTCTACATGATCAACGACTACCCGCGATTCTTTGATCTGTCTTTCGTGTTCATCGGCGCGGACAAGACAGCAAAAGTCATGGCAAAACTGGCGGGGGCATATACTGGGGGGTCGATATATGTTGTCCCATCCTGGAAAATTGCCGAGATGATGGGATACGATCAGCCCACCACTGACAAGGACTTCGAGAAGGCGGCAGCCTGGTATCGCCCGAAGGCGGTTGAGAAGGCGGTAGCTACGGCCTACAAGATCAGGAAGAAGACGAAGAGTGAGGCTCCAGTCATTGCCGCGCCGAGTGCTGTCCCTGTATCGAAGGTTGCTGCAATCAAGGCGGCGGTCCAAAAAAGAGCTTCCCACAGCAAGGGCGCGGAGATTATAAAGGATACCGTACCCTCGCAGTTTGGTAGCAAGGCCGTGCCACTGGAGAACATAGAGCCAGACCTTCCCAACGAGGTCCTCGATCGACTTGGTGAGAGCGATTTGAGCGAGGCTCTGTCTACTCCCAGCTCGATGGGCATTCTGCTGAAGCCGCGGGAGTTCCAAAGAATCACGATCGTCAGGTTGGGGAATAAGCCTCTGGCTGACGAAATGGACGGGAATGGTCAGGTCTTTTCGCCAGCGACCGACATCGATAGATCTGTCCCGATGGGTGCAGACAGATTCAGTCCGTCGCTCAAAGACCTGCTGATGCCGTTCTTGTCGAATCGTAGTTGCTTCGACCCGGTCATCAAACGTAGAATCGTTAGGATCACGGTTTGTGCGAAACCGGTTGAAGGAGAAGTAAGGACACCTGATCGCGTTGAGAACGATGCTCTGCTGAACAAGGTCGCAGCAGCCTACAACGGTTATCTCGACCAAGCAGTGGGATGCATGCTTGGCGCAGATCGGGTTCTTGAGGAAAATGTTGATCTCTGGGAGGCAGTACACGGGTTGAGTGTGGGTGATGAGCTGGAAAAGGTATCGGCCGGGATCAAGCCAGGACTGTTGTTGGGGGCTGCTGGTGGCGGCTATCTGCTGTCGCGCTGGTCACAGTATCAGAAAGAGCGCGCGATGCAGGGAGCAAGGGCACCGATTGGGCGGGTGACACAGTTCATGGCTGACTATCCCATGGTCACGACCTTGGCGGCGGGACTCGGTGGGCTGCATCTCGCAGGATCGAAAGCACCGTCCAAATTGCTCGGCGGCGCATTGGGCGCAGCAAAGGGAGCGCTAGGGGCGGTGCGGTGGTAGGTCTCGGTGAGCGTTAGAGGCCACAGACCTCGATGACACGGATCGCCGACCTGGAATAGGAAGAAGGCAAACAAGGAGACGAACCATGCCAATGGACGCGCAGCTCGCTGAGATCTACGGGACCCCCCACAGTGGGGATGACCTGGAGAAGGTAGCTTCCGCAGAGCTTCTGATGAAGATCGCGGCGGAGAACGACATCGACATCGACAGCCTGTCCGATGAGCAGATCGCAGAGCTCGTCACCGCAGTGGAGGGTGGCGGCGGGCAGGAAGGGAACGTCAAGGTGGCGCACGCCACGGACGGCAACCTCTACATCTTCGACGAGAACGACAACGCCCTCGAGATGCTCGAGGGCGAGGTCAAGGTGGCCCAGGCCCAGGACGGCTCTCTGTGGGTCGTGGACGACGAGGGCCAGGCGCTCTGCCCCTATGAGGGTGAAGTCGAGGGGCAGGGGGACACCGAGTTCCAGGAGAAGGTCGCCGAGTCCGACTTCCTGGGTCGCGTGATGGCTCACGCCTACGAGCAGGAGCGGCGGGAGATCGAGAAGGCGGCTCAGGGTGAGGCGGCTCCTGGTGCCGTCCGCAGGGGCGTGGCGGCGGCAGGAAGGGCCACCGGCGTGAGCGAGATGATCTCGGGCATCAAGCAGCTCCAGAAGGCGCGCGGCATGCAGGCGGCCGAGAAGGGGGTCGGGGCCGCTGCTCGTCCTCTGGCTGCTTTCCCCACCGGAAAGGCCGGCCTGGAGGCCCTGAAGGGCGGCGCGAAGCGGTTCGGCAAGCGTGTGGCCCTCCCTCTGGCCCTGGGCGGCACCGCGCTGGCGGCCTACCGGAGGATGAAGAAGGGCAAGGAGAAGAAGGGCTCGGTGGAGATCGTGGACGAGCGCGCCTACGAGATCCTCAAGCAGGCGGGCTGGGTGGACGCTGCGGGCAACGTGATCCCACCGCAGGAGGAGAAGGTGGCTTCCGCGGAGGAGCTCGAGGTGGCGGCGCTGCAGCGCCTGGAGGAGCTGGGGTACCCGGTGGAGTGGAACCGGTAGTTCTTGATCCTTTGGACTGAGCTGTGTTGGGAATAGACATGGGAGCGTTTTTCGACGAGCTGGCCAAGATCGCTGCGCAGCAGCGAGGTCCTGGTCCGTGGGAATCCACTACGGTGGGTGCGCCGCGGTCCAAGGTGCCTGGTGAGCAGTCGCCGAAGGCTCCCACGGCTCCTGGCCAGCTCAGCCCGAAGGTGATCAAGCCTGCTCCCCAGTACGGTAAGCGGCAGAACTACTCACGAGTGAACGTAGCGACAGCCCCAGGGAAGAATCCGGCGCAGAGCGCAGAGTTGCGCGCTGTACCACCACCCAACGTAGTTTTTGGGGCACGCTAGAGAAGGAGGATTCACATGGACTTCTCTCTCCACCAGATGGTCAAGCAGACCCTCGCAGCGGCCGCGGAACGTGAGAAGTGGGCGCAGGCGGAGGGCGAAGAGACCTCTGAGAAGAAGAAGGAAGAGGAGAAGGGCAAGCCTCCGGCGAAGACCCCACCAGACAACACGGCCACGGCTCCGGAGCGGAACGAGGAGACGATGACCTCGACCGAGGGGGAGAAGACCTCTTCGGCGTTTGTCGAGAAGCTGGCCAGTGCGTGCGAGCATCTCAACAGACACTTCTGGAAGGTGGCACAGGCGCCGGAAAGCTCGCCCATGGGCCCCGACAAGGGGCCAAGCCCCACACCGACCAACGCGGATTCCCCGACTCCAGGGACACAGTCGGAGAGAACGGGTCAGGCCACAGATCAGCAGCAGCCCCCGATGAAGCCGGGGGCTGACGTGAAGTCTGAGGGCCAGACCAATCCCGACACGGCGCTGGAGACGGACATGAACTCCCCGCCGGGCGGGAGCGAGGACTGGACCGACCAGGACAAGCTGAAGCAGGCAGCACGCGGCTTCATGGGCCGTCAGGCACGCGCTCTCAGGGGTCTGGGCCGTGGCGCGGTATCGCTCGTCACTGGCAAGGGCGGGAAGGAGGGGAAGAAGATCAGTCGGAAGGTTGTCCTCCAGCGGATGGGAGAGCGGGCACGCGAGGCGGCACCGTCGCTGGCTGCTGGAGGCGGGACGGTTGGTGCGGGCGGCTATGGTCTCTCGCGCCTAGGCAAAAAGAAGAAGGAAGAGGGCAAGAAGAAAAAGGCCGAGGTGGATCTGGCGAGGGTCAGATACATCATGGCCAAGATGGCGGCGGACGCGGAGAACCCCGCGAGCGTCGGTGCGAAGGTGACCGACCCGCACCAGAGCCTCCCCGAGGGGGCGGCGCAATCCGAGGAGGGCGTGCCCTCGCAGCCGGGTGAGACCTCCAAGCAGGAGAGCCTCGTCGGCTCGATCGAGAGGGCGATCAGCTACACCAAGCAAGATGCGAAGGCCGTTCCAAAAGCGCGGATGGGTGAGGTTCTCGATGAACCAGCCCAGAGGAAGGCCACGGATCCGGTCCTTCATGAGAACCTGGACGCCACCTCCGGAGCCGGCGTGAAGCTGTCGTCGGCCGAGAAGATCGCGGCGGCCAGGGCGCTCCTGCGCAAGATCGCGCAGGAGGGGGCGGCGCCAGACGCTTCCCCCGAGAAGAAGGAGATGGCGGCCAAGCTGGAAGCCGCCGTCAAGGCCAAGCAGAATGGGGAAGGGGATCAGGGGGAAAAGAAGACCAACGGTGAGGAGGGCAAGGAGGGTGAGGAAAAGACGTCCGGCGGGCTTCCGCTTCAGGGCGGGTACTAGGAGGACACGATGGCAATGGTAAAGATCAGTGCAGAGAAAGCTGCTCAGGTCTACGCCGAGGTGCCGCACGTCCTTCGGGCTCTCGTCAGGGAGCGAGATGGTCTGAAGGAGAAGCTGGCGTCTGCCACGGCGGAGCTCAACGAGCTGAAGAGGCGCGACCGAATCGAGAAGATCGCCAAGGTCATGGAGGAGAAGGGCCTCGACCAGGAGACGTCCCACGAGGACAAGGTCGCCAGGATCGAGAAAGCCGCTGCCGCCAAGAGCCTGGACGTGATCGAGGAGGCCGTGGGTCTCTCGGCTCCGCAGAAGCCGCTGGGCAGCCTCGGGGACGAGCTCGAGTCGGGCAACGGCATGAACATGCTCGAGGCCTACCTGATCGGAGAGGCTGGCCGGTAAAGCGTTCCAGCACTTGAAGGAGGAAATCCGATGGTGAACTTCGAACTGGTAACGGAGCTGCAATTCCTCCTGCGGCGTGACTTCACGGTCGCAGACAGGAACCTGGTCAGCCCCAACAACGCGAACCCGCTGATGGACGGCGAGTTCCTCAACCTCAACACGGCCTATCAGCTCGTCCGCGCCGGCAACGGCGAGGTGGGCTGGGCGATGTTCGTCGAGAAGGGCCGCTTCGACGTGCAGGCGGTCGGCAAGGTGACGGTCCTCTGGGCTGGCACCTACGAGGCGGACACCCGCGTGTTCACCGCCGGCTTCGCGCTCGGCGGTGGCCTGGAGATCTCCGCGGCGGTCACGGTGGACACCCTGACCAAGTCGGGCCTGAAGGTCCTCGCCGCCGGCAAGGAGATCGGTTTCGTCACGCGGATGCCGGCGAACAACGGCGGCAGGCTCCGCTTCCTGCAGACCCTGGTCTAGGCCGGGAGAAGCGACGGAGAGGAACCAGACAAGGAGAAGGACATGAGCAGCGTACCAGCAAGGATCCTGAACGATCTCTTCTCCCAGAAGCTGGACACCAGCGAAGGGAAGGAGAAGATCGCGGAGTACGCCGGGACCTACATCCGGGACCGGCTGCGCGAGGTCAGCTTCGCGCGCAAGATCGTGCCGCCGCAGATGGTCACCAGGGCCGACTGCCAGCGGAGCGTCAACCACGACACCCTGGTGAAGATCGTGGACGTCGAGCCCAAGAGCCGGGCGATGGCGATCACCTTCCGCGGCCAGCCGACCGCACGGTTCATCCGGGCGCCGAGGGCCGAGGTCGCCTTCTTCACCATCTCGAGCGAGAAGTTCGAGAAGACCGAGCAGGAGCTCCTGGCCTACGAGATGCCGGTGACCAAGGTCATCGAGGACAACTCGGTGAAGGACATCCAGGAGGTCGAGGACCGCGAGTGGCTCATCCACGTCGAGGCAGCGGTCCAGGCACTGCAGGCGGAGGCCAACGGTGGCGCCGTCACGACCCTCAACGCCTCGGCGATCGTCGCCGGCACCGTGGTGGAGTTCAGCGTCCGCAAGGGCGAGCTGGCCCGCGCAGCGGCAGCCGACGACGCGACGGTCTACCCCGTCCAGCGGCCGGACTTCGTCAACCTCTTCAAGATGCTGGATGGCCGGCGCCTCCGCGCCGAGCAGATCCTCATCACCGAGGTGGACTGGGACGACATCCTCCAGTGGACGGTGGAGGACTTCGGCGACAGGGTGCAGTCCGAGACCACGGTGGACGGGTACAAGTACAACCTGATCCTGGGTCGGGCCTACACCCGGACCATCAAGACGGACATCCTGCGCCCCGGCAACATCTACGTCTTCACCAAGCCGGACTTCTTCGGGAAGTTCTACATCCTCAACAACACCAAGTTCTACATCGACAAGATCGCGAACCTCATCACCTGGCAGTCCTGGGAGGACATCGCCATGGCGGTGATCAACATCGCGTCGGTGCGGAAGATGGAGCTGTACTCCGGGGATGCGACTTCCAATGACGCGGACGGCATCCTGTCCAGCGTCATCCCGGTGGCGGAGGAGGATCTCGGCGCGGAGAACAACCGGGTGGACGCTGGGCTGGTGTTCCCGGACATCGACATCTACTAGATCGTCGATTTCCGGTCGTGGTGACCTTGGCGCCGGGCGTCAGTCGATGGCGCCCGGCGTTTTTTCTTTGTGGAGGGTACAACGATGGCAGACGCGGCAAAGAAGGAAGCTCCGTCTTTCTTCCTCATCGAGAACATGGTGCGGCGGCAGGGCACTCGCCTCCACAGAGCGAGGTCAGCCACGCGCCACAGGTTCAAGCAGTTCATCGGCGCCAAGCGCGTCCTGCGCAACAAGAAGCTCCCGCTGACAGAGGGCGAGTTCAGGCTGCACGAGAAGCAGATCGTGGAGATGCTCCTGGCCGGCATCATCGCAGTCCACACGCCGGACGGGCTTCGTGTCACCACTCTGCCGAATGGCCGCTACGTCCTGACCAAGAAGAACGGTGCCGTCAAGGTGCTGGATGCGGGCGAGATGCCGTCCTGCTTCGGCGGGTCGGCTCGCGCCCCACATCCACCTCCTCCCCCGCCGAAGGTGGAAGAGGAGCTGGAGCCCCAGCCGCCCAACGCCGACGATCTGACCGCGCTGCCCGGCATCGGGGCGGGGCGGGCCAAGAAGCTGAAGGCGGTCGGGATCGACAGCTTCGCCAAAGTGGTGGAGGCTGGGGCGTCGAAGCTGGCGGAGATCTTCAACCTGCCGGAGGAGGCCGTGGAGGAGACAGTGGCGGCAGCGAAGGAAAGGAGCTAGGCCATGCTTCCGAAGGTAGAGAACCTGACCAACCAGATCGTTCCCATCAAGCGGTGGAAGCTGCTGCCCGACAACAAGGCAGTCAGCCCCACTGGGGAAGTGAAGGACAGCCTTCCAGGCGACGTCATCTACAGCCCACATGCTGCGAGGCTGGCGAAGTCCGGTGTCATCAAGATCACAGCATCTGGGGCTCCGGCACCAGCCCCAGTGCCGAAGGTCGAGGAGAAGCCGAAGACCCCGGAGGTGATGACCAGCGCGGAGGAGGAGAAGCCGAAAGGCGGGAAGAAGCCGAAGTAACCGTCTAGCTGGTCAGGAGGTGGCACGTGAACGAACATCATATCGCGTCGTTTCTCGATGAGCTGGACAAGATCAAGGAGGCCGGCGGGGGTCTGCAGAAGGGTCTCAAGGAGTTGGTCCGTCCAAGCGGACTTGGTCTCAAGAAGCGCCTATCTTCTGCGTGGTGGGAGATCAAGCGACAGGCCCAAAAGGGTCCGAGGCACCTGGTCTGATGGCTGCTGAGCTGCAGGGGCTGTCTGGCATCCCGGGATTGAGCGACACGTTCAACTCCTTCATCCAGACAGTCAGGTTCTTCATGCGGGATCATCCCCAGCTCAATCGGCTGGTAAAGGGGGAGGAGTCGTCTGATCGAATGATCGCTTGGGCAATCCACGACTTCCTCAGCGACTTCGCCGGCACTCCACCTCCGCTGGGCTACTATGCGCTCGAGGATCTCTTCGAGTTGTACATGCAGTCATTTGCCCTGCGCGGCACGGTGTGTGCGCTACTGGAATCCATCGGCATTCTGCAGACACGGAACCATCTCAACTTCTCCGATGGCGGCATGAGTGTTGCCGTTTCCGACAAGGCTCCGTTGTTGCTACAATGGATCTCGACGTTTCGGCAGAAGTACGAACAGGACAAGTTGAGGATCAAGGTTTCGCTGAACATCGAGTACGCCATGACCGGTGGTGGGGTGCATTCGGAGTACTTCTTCACCAACGGTTGGTACGGCGACTTCTAGGAGGCTGAGATGGCATTCACCGGCCGACAGTTCGACTCTCTTCCCGAGATGATCGACTATCTCAACGACATCATGCTGGCCAAGAAGGACCTCGAGCCGATGCTCGATCTGGACGGGCTCACGGTGATCGTCAACGACGGGTCGGACAAGACCGTGACTTTCTCTGGCCATTCTCTGACGCCAACAGAGATCGTGGCACAGATCAATGCCGTGAAGGCCGGCGCAGCAAGTCTGCGGAACTACGGCCATTCCTCGCTGCAGAAGCCCAGGCTGGCCTTCGTGTTGGCGACGCTCAAGGTAAAGTCCACCGGCACCGCCAATGCCCTACTGGGGTTGCCTACATCTGGTGGAGACATCACGGTGGCGGCGAACGCGATTCCGCAGGCCGACATCGTGGTGATCCAGACGGACGAGGGCGGCAACAAGTTTTCGCTGGTCCACGTCTAGGAGGCAGATCATGAGTGATGAGCTCTACAAGAAGCTGATCGGTAGCGACAGGGAGATTCCCTGGACCATTCGCGCCGAACACTTCATGATGCTGAAGATCGCCTCCGGCGGCCTCGAGCGAGATGAGGCCGTGGCACTGACCAAGCTGGCCCAGGTCACGGAGGAGGAAGCCGGCGAGATGGTACGGCGCGGCATTCTGGGCGGCATCCGCAGCGGGGCAGCTGGCGATGTGGCCCACGTAGCCAGGATGCGCCGTACCAAGGGCGAACGTGTCGGCAAGGCGATCGGCACCGCTGCGGGCGCTGCTCTTCCTCTGCTTCTCACTCGGGGCAGAGGGGGCAGCACCAGGGCCTTGGCTTCGCTGGTCGGTGCTGCAGCTGGTCGCGGGGTCGGGCAGCTTGCCGGGCAGGCATCCGATGTCAGTCGAACAAAGTCCCGCTACAACCCAGAGAAGAGGGCTACGATCGTCAAGGCGGCTGCACTGACCAGTCGGCAGAAATCGGTCGGTGTTGGTGCTGGTGTTGGTGCCGGGGCGGGTGCATTGGCTGGCTTGGGGCTGCACGCCGCCAGAGTGCGGGAGGCCGCTGGGTCTGACCTGGGCAAGATCTTGAAGCCTGCTGATCCGTCCAAGCCCGCCAGTGTGGTGCACAAGCTGATGGTGAGAGACGCTTTTGGTGGACGTGCAAAGCATGTTGGTATGACGGCACTGAAAGGGCTGCTCGCCGGCGCCGCACTCGGAGGGGGACTGCACACCGTTCGCAGCTACTTGAAGAAGCGGAAAGAAGAGAAGAAAAAGACTGCGGCGCAAGATCAGGTGGACATCGGAAAAGAGGCGATGTCTCCGGAGGAGTTCGAGGGGCGCTTCATGAAGGGGTGGACGCCCGAGAAAAAGAAGGCCTTCAAGTCGAAGTTCATGAAGACTGCCTCGGTACGCTTCATGGGCAAGTTTGCGCAGGACGAAGAGCTGCCGATCCAGCCGGAACCCGAGGACGAGGAAGGATTCGAGAACGGCGAGGAGACCCCGGTCGATGAGTTCCTGGATGCTCAGCAGGCACTGAACGAGGCGGAGTTCTTCCGCGAGAGAGCGGCGGAGGCGGAAGAAGCAGCCGAGGCGGCCCAGGAGCAGATCCAGATGCTGCAAGATCAGCTCCAGCAGATGCAGGAGCAGACCTCGGCCAAGGATCAAGCGGACGCACAGCAGCAGCAGGCCATGACAAATCAGGCCCAGATGGCGGCGCAGAAGGCCGACATGGCGGGGCAGGACGCGGTGATGGCCAGAGATGAGTCGCTGCAGGCACAGCAGCAGAACATCGCTCTGCGGCAGGCGATCACGTCCTACCGGCAGCAGCTGATGGATTTGCTGGCCCAGGACCCGACCCAGATGATGCCGCCACCGGCCGTGCCAGAAGGACCAATGCCAGGAATGGAAGGTGCCCCGCCCGAGGGGGCCCCGCCCGAGGAGGCACCTCCGGAGGGCGGGCCACCACCGGCGGAAGGTGGGCCGCCAGGACCTCCACCAGGAATGGCGCCACCAGGACCTCTACCAGGTCCTCCTGGTCCGCCACCTGGATTACCGCCGCCACCAGCCGGCCCTCCGGCCGGACCAGCAGCAGGACCACCACCGGCGCCGCCGGCTGGATAGGAGGAGATCATGAGTGACTTTCTGATGAAGCTGTACGAGGAGGAGATGGAGAAGGTCTCTCAGGCAGACCTGGCGGCCTTCATGGACTCTCTGTCGGTGGAGGAGCTCGCCGCCATCGCCGGCTTGGAGAAGACGGCAGCCAAGATGAGCCTGCAGCGACGGGAGTCCCTGCCGTCGAAGGCCTTCGCGGTTCCGGCTACCAAGGCGAAGAAGCTCGGAGTGAGTGGAGAGATCAAGGGCGAAGCCAAAGGCAAGTACCCGATCCCCGACATCAAGCACGCCCGCAACGCCCTAGCCCGCGTGTCCCAAAAGGGCACTCCTGGCGAGAAGGCGGCGGTGCGGAGCAAGGTCTACTCCAGGTTCCCGGGTCTGAAGGAGGGCTTCCAGGAGCGCCACGGCGGGGCGAGCCCGACCTCCAAGGCGAACATCCGGAAGACGGAACAAGGGGGAATCGGGAAGAGCGCGTCTGTCCTCTTCATGGGTAAGCTGGCTGTCGCCGGCCCAACCGAGGGGGAGATGCCGACGGGCGAGGGCTACGAGACCACGGACAAGTCCAAGAAGAAGGGCCAGCACGAGCCGGCGGCCGATGTACAGGCCTCGGAGGAGAAGAAGGCAGCCGCCTTCTGGGCAAAGATCGCGGCCTGCAAGCGCGCCCAGGGCCCGGGGGAGGAGCCCACGGGCGAGGAGACGAGCGGCAACGGCGGGATGGAGAAGGCAGAGGACTTCACCACTCCGGAGGCTCAGGCCAAGGCCAAGGTCATGTCCAGGGCGCTGAAGACCACCAAGGGCGCTCCCACGAACGTGAGGAAGGCCGCGGTGAGCGTGGCCGCCAAGGAGATGAGGAAGGTAGGCGCCTCCCCTTTCTCCGGTGACCTCCGCAAGGAGGCGAAGGAGAAAAAGGAGCCCAAGGGCCCCAGCTACAAGCGCATGATGGGTGCGGGGGCTGGATTCGGTGGCTTGTTGGGCACTGCCACGGGCTGGGGTGCTAGCGTACCCCAGCTCATGGGTGGAGGCAGGCTCAAGAGCCGATTGGCCCGAGCGGCCATCCTCACTGGTGCTGGTGCATTGGGCGGGGCGGCTGGTGGAGCTGGTGGTGGGGCTCTGGGAACCTATCTGGGGCGCAAGCGGCTCAAAAAACTGCAGGAGCAGAAGAGCAAGAAGTAGATCGGAGTAGATGCCGAACCTGACGTTCCAGAACCTCCTCGTGAGGTCGTTCTCCCTGGACTTCCTGGAAGTCACGTGGGAGATCGACGACACCACGATGGATGTGCACGACTTCCAGATGACGCTCGAGCGGAGTGAAGCTCCGATGGGCCCCTGGGATGTCGTGGCCGGCCCGTTCGAGGACCGGTACAGGTTCGTGGACAACCGGGTGAATCTGCTCGATCGTTGGCGCCTGCTCTACTACCGCATCAAGAGCGTGCGGAAGGCAGACACGAGCGATGTGGTCTACTCCGATGCCTTCACCATGCAGGCGGCCCCAGATCTGATCGCTGAAGAAGTGCGGCGCCTCGAGCGCCTGGTGTGGGAGGAGTTCGCCGGCCGTAGAGTCTTCATCTTCCCCGTGAGGACTTTCGGCCAGCACTGCCCCAACTGCTGGGACGGGCCAGAGAAAGGCAAAGGTTTCACATCCAAGAAGAATAGGTCCAACTGCCTGACGTGTTACGACACCGGCTACGCGCGGGGCTATCTGAACCCCATCGAGGTGTTCATGCAGATCGACCCGTCGCCAAAGTCGGTGCAGACGTTGCCCATCGCGGAGCGGCAACAGTCGGACACGACAGGTCGTCTTCCTAACTTCCCACTGCTGAAGCCGAGGGATATAATCGTTGAAGCTGAAAATAGGAGGTGGAGAGTAGTCAGGGTACCCACGACCGAGAGGTTGCGGGCTGTGGTTCGACAGGAGCCGATTCTTCATGAGATCGCAAAGAACGACATCGAGTTCAAGTTGCCGATCCGACTGGAGAATCTGACAGATTTCGAGCCGAGTCCGATGCGGAACTTCACGAACCCGCACAATCTCGAGGCGTTTGAGGCAGAGGCGATCAAGGACGTCTTCGCAGTCTACGGGTACCGCCGATGATCTACTATCCATCCTTCTACGACGAGCTGGAGAAGATCGGGGAAGAGAAGAAGGACATCAGCAAGGAGAAGCTCAAGCGGCTCCTGCTGACAGTGGTGCCGGGAGCAGCCATCGGCGCGGGGCTGGGGACCTTGGCAGGAAAGGCCATAAGGCCGCACCTGCCGCATGTGGTTCGGAAAGTCCCGCCTAGCTTGCTGGCGCGGTACGGAGGTCCTGTGTTGGGCGCTGCAACTGGTGCGTTGGGAGGCCTTGCGGCCTACAGGGCGCGGAAGGTGAAAGAGTTCATCGATGAAGGAAAGCGACCCCAGTAGCCGAGTCTTCACTGCTCGGCCCGTCGAGCGCAGTTGGGAGGAAGATCCTCTCAACCACATGGTTCGTGCGTTCATCGCCTTCCTCCAGTCGGTATTCGAGACTGCTCCGGCCGGCTACTTCCGTTGGGCCCCCGAATTCGAGGACACCGAGATTGTCATCACGGAAGAGAATCCCGTGAAGGTGGATGTCCTGGAGCGCAAGCCGGTGATCTCCGTGGTCCTGGGTCAGTGCAGGTGGCAGGGCTTGTCGCTGGATGATCTCCAGAAGCTCGACTTCACCAACGCCCAAGAGCAGCATACGGACATGATCCCTGGCACGATGTCACTCAACTGCATGTCCAGGGAGAGCACGGAGTCCAGATTCATCGCTTGGCAGGTGTCCCGCCACATCTGGATCTTGCGGAAGGTCTTCATCAAGGAGAAGTACATCCACGAGGTCGGCCGCACGCAGATGATCAACCCCACAACTCCTGGTGGCGCGCTCGTGAGTGGGGACACAGAGGGTGAGTGGCTCTCGACGGCCGTGATGGTCCCGTTCTTCCTGCAGTGGACAGATCGGGTCACGCCGTTGAAGGAAGACTGGAACCAGCGGCCGATCCATCGGCTGCAGCACATAGAGATGTTGCTGAAGACTCGGATGGGGATAGCTCAGCCGAATCTGACGCATACCCAGAACGTGGGACGACAACTATGGGGCACCCAGGTCAACAATGCCGGCATCAGACCGCCTCGTAGACGTGGGAGAGAGATACAACAGCAGCCCAGACCGGGGGCGGAATCGTCTCCGTTGTCGGCAAAGTTCAAGGTCTAGTGAAGGAGGCCCGAAATGGCAACTGAGCTTCTTCAACCTGGCGTATCGGTAATCCAGGAGTTCCGGACGGTCAGTCCGACCATCGTGACCCCGACGCTGGTCCCCTGCGCCGTCGCTCCCTGCTTCCAGGTCCTCGAGGCCCTGGTTGCCGACGCGACAGGCAACCGGGTGATGAACACCGACGCAGTCGCGTCGGTACCGGCCATCCTGACCTCCGGCAATCCAGGCCCGTACAGTGGCCTGGACGGAAAGACCTTGGTGGTCACCTACAACAACGGTGCCCCCTGGGAAGTCGCCTTCTCCGATCCTACCGCTGCCGGCCTGGATGTGGGGCAGGTGAAGGACCAGATCGCGGCGGCGAGCCCGGCGCCGAGCGGCTGGGGAGCCTACAAGCTGGTCGATGGAAGCAGCGAGTACCTCCAGCTCAAGTCCACGGCCGGCGGGGATGGCCAGGAGCTGAAGGTACTGAACGGCACCGCGAACAGCATCCTGGGCTTCAACGACAACTTCGTCGCCTATGGCGTGTCGAAGTACCGCCAGGACAAGCTGACGGTCACCCAGCTCAACTTCCCAGACCCGCGGGGCATCATCGACGAGATCGACATCGACGAGAGCTCCATCCGCGTGTTCATGAACACCGGCACGACGCTGAGGGAGTTCAAGCGCACGGAGTCCTTCCTGCGGCGGAAGAAGGAGGCGGCCTACACGGCGCCGACAGCAGCCACCTTCGGTGCAGGCTTCTTCAACGGAAAGAAGTTCGCCTTCAAGAAGCTGCCGGGAGGCTCGACGCAGGAGTACACCTTCGCCAGCGAGCCTGCCGATCTCGCCGCCCTGATCTCCGCCATGAACGCCCTGGTCACGGACACCGACATCACGTTCGACCAGGACTCTGGGGCGACCAAGGTCGTGGCCATCAGCGCGACGGGCTACTACGAGGTGGTTGCCCCCTCGGCCGACACCTGCCACGACAAGATCGGCTTCACCGATGGGGACAAGGCCTACACCGTCGAGGCCTCGGACGACGGAGATGGTGACTCCACGACGCCGTTCGTGGTGGTGGATCGCGAGAACTACGGGGCGGTCCCGGGCTCGGCCCAGATGGTGGGAACGGCAGACCTCTCCACGGCAGCCAACAACAAGGTCAACACCAAGACCCTCGAGATCCAGGTCGACGGCGGCCAGCTCCAGGAGATCGCGTTCGTTGGCGATCCCATCAAGGGCACATCGGACTACTCCAGCGTGGCCATCGACACCCAGGTGCTGCAGATGCTGGTGAACGGCCAGCTCAAGCAGACGACCTTCTCCGGCACCCCAACGATCGACCAGGCCATCGCGCAGATCAACGCTGCAGCCGGCACGCCGGTCTGCTACAAGAGCGACAGTGGTGCCGGCTACCTCTACAGCGCCACCGGCACAAGGATCGTGTTCGTCATCCACGTGGCGGCCTACACGGACGCTGTCGCGCCGACCATCGTGGACGGCGGGGACGTGGTGTTGCTGGATGCCGGCAACGCGCTGGACGACCTGGGCTTCGCCACCGGCGCGGACCTCTACCAGGTTCTCGCCCAGGCGGACATCATCTCCCAGATCAACGCCACTCTCCCGGGAGTGGCCTCCGATGGCGGCGGCACCAACTTCCTGTACCTCGACTCGAGCGAGGACGGGGAGGAGTCCAAGATCGAAGTGGGGATCGGTACGGCCAACACACTGCTCGGTCTGACCAACAACAACGTCGAGAGGGGCGCTCCCTTCGTGCCGAAGGCCGGTGACGCCTTCTACGCCGAGGGCGACTTCAAGGGCTACATCGCGGTGGTCTCCCCGGGCGGTGACGCAACCAAGCTGAAGCTGGACCGCGAGATCAGCAAGACCGGTGGATGGAGGTCGATGTACATCATCGCCCAGAACATCCCGAGCTCGCTGCCCAGCGACCGCCCAACCCCCAACCTGGTGGTGCTCAGCTCCGGCTCCATCGTCATCAAGCACGATTTCGTCCGCAACACCGAGGGAGTCCCGATCGATGCGGCCGGCGAGCTCGTCATCTCCTACAAGGCGCTCCGCCTGGACGTCACCCAGAGGTCGAGCAACCCCAGCCTCCTCACCCTGGAGGACACCGAGGACCTGGACGACGCGCTCGACCCGGTCAACACGGACAACCCGCTGGCTCTGATGCTGTACTTCATGCTGATCAATGCCACGGGCATCGCCGTCACGGGCCTGGGCGTGGATGAGACCAGCAGCAACTACCCGGAGGGCACGCCGGACGGCTACAGCAGGGCCATGAGCTTCCTGGAGGCCCAGGAGGTCTACGCCCTGGCTCCGGGAACCCAGGACGAGACGGTTCACCAGCTCTTCATGACCCACGTCACGAGCGTGTCGGACCCGGACGCCAAGGGCGAGCGCATCGTCTTCATCAACCCGGTGATGCCGGGCGAGGCGGTGCCGAGTCTGGTCACCAGCGGCACGGATGGCGACTCCACGGGCGTCACCAACGAGTTCGACACCAAGCTGGCAGACCTGGCGGCCGATGTGCTGGCAGCCGGCGTGGATCCAACAGGCACCATCGATGTGGAGGATGGGCTCTACCTGAAGATCGCCTCCTCCAACAGCAAGTGGAACATCAGCCAGATCAGCGGCACGAAGATCACGGCGCGCGTGGCCTTCGCACCGGGGGAGAACGATGACGGGTTCTACTCAGGCAGCAACCTGCCGTCGACGCTGATCTCCGAGACCTTCTCCATCTACGTCCGGGGCGAGGAGCTGGTGGACAGCAACGGCGACCCGGACTACGCGGCCATCGCCCAGGCGTACCAGGACCTGGGCAACGCCTACGACAATCGCCGCGTGGTCCTGGTGGCGCCAGAGGAAGTCAGCGCGGTGGTGGACAGCCTGGAGCAGCGGATCAAGGGCTACTACCTCTGCGCGGCCATCGCCGGCATGGTGGGTCAGCAGCCGCCGCAGCAGGGCTTCACCAACTTCCCGATCACCGGCTTCACGGGTGTCTACGGCTCCAACGACGTCTTCAGTGCCAGGCAGATGAACGTCGGGGCGGCGGGCGGCACGTACTGGGTCGTCCAGAACGTCGCAGGTGGGCCGCTGACCTGCCGGCACCAGCTCACGACGGACCTCACCAGCATCGAGACCAGAGAGCTGTCGATCACCAAGGTCGTGGACTTCTGCGCGAAGTTCATGAGGAGTGGGCTGCGGAACTTCATCGGCAAGTTCAACATCACCCAGCCGTTCCTCGACACACTGAGCACAGTCGTGCAGGGACAGCTCAGCTTCCTGACCGAGGCAGGCGTGATCATCGGAGGGGACCTGAACAACATCGTGCAGGACAGCACGAATCCGGACACGGTGCTGATCGATGTCACGCTGGATGTGCCGTACCCCTGCAACTACATCCGGCTGACGCTGGTCATCTGATCGCGGGAGTCAAGAACGTACAAGGGAGGCTATCATGGCTCAGTTTTCGGAGTGGTCCCCATACGAGAAATTCGTCCAAGCCGGCATGGTCGATGGGCAGTTTCTCAACGCGGGATTCACGGTTCTGGCGGCCGGCCCACCTCGGCTCGCCAACATCGGCGGGGCCACGGTTGCCGCCGGCGCCCTCGCGACCTCTGCGGCAGACCAGATGGTGCTGCCCATCGGGGTCATCCAGAACGTGAACCTGTCCCACAACAGGACCTTCAACCGGATCTTCGAGGTCGGGTCGGAGCGGTCCTACTTCATCTCCGGCAGGACGATCGGACAGCTCTCCATCGCGCGGATCCTCTATCACGGGCCAAGCATGCTTCGCATGCTGTACGCCTACTACGAGGACGTCATTCCGCCCACGATCGTGTCGGCTGTCTTCCCGAATGCCGGGATCGCGACCGTGGCCAATCCCCACGACGTGGTCATCCCACCGGGGTACGAGAACCTGTTCCTGAACCTGGCGTCCGACCTGTTCAACCAGCCGGTCGGCATGCTGCTCTACATCAGGGACAGCAACCTCGACACCTACGGGGCGGTCTATCTGGAGACCTGCTACGTGCCGAACCACACGTGGGCAACGGATGCCCAGGGCGTGATCATCCAGGAGTCCGCGGCGATCCAGTTCGAGCGGGTCGTGCCTGTGGCTGTCAGTGCGCTGTCTCTCATCGCCGGAGCTGCAGGAAGCGCACTCGGCATCGGGACCTAGATGGCTCACGTCGTGACCTACACGAAGAGCCGCCTCAAGTTGGCGGCTCTGCACCAGGCTGATGAGGCCGGCCGGGGTCTGGCTCGTCTCGATACGAACGAGGAGCTCGCCAAGCTGGCCGGCATGATGCTGGCGCGGTATCCACACCTGAGCCCAGCAATGATCGAGGAACTGGAGAAGGAGGCTGGGTGGTGGGGTGCGGCAAAGGGCCTCGTCAAGAAGCTCTTCACCAAGGCGCCTACTGCTGGGCCGAAAGTGATCAGTCGCGCCCCAAAGGTCCAGATGCCTAGCAGAAGCTGGGCTGCAAGGAAGTCGCAGATCAGGGCACAGCAGGCGCCTCCTTCTGCAGCCAGGCAGCGCAGGCTAGCAAGAGCTGGGCGCGAAGCTGCGCCGGCTGGTCCTGTTCGTGGTGGCGCTCCGTACAGAGTGACTCCGCCTCCAACCACACCGCCTGGTACCGTCGCGGCTCCTGCTGCAGCCGCTCCTGCGGGAGGCGGCCCACGGCTGGTGAAGCGAACTCGTGGAGTGCGGGCTCGTCAACCAGGAGCTCCAGCACCTGCTGCGCAAGCTCCTGCGGCCGCTGCGGCCGCGCCTGCTCCGGCGGGGCGGGTAGCTACCAGGAGAGGTGGCAGGCTTCGTGCTCGTGAGCAAGCACCAGGCAGTAGGGCGGGAGCGCCAGTTGCCAGGCAGCCCGGCCAAGCGGTGCAGGGACCGGCTGTGACACCACCACCTGCAGCCGCACCTGCAGGCACAGTACAGCAAGGTCCGGCTGGTGGCGGGTCACAGCCTGGATTTCTCCGTAGGTGGTGGAAGCCGATGGCTCTGGGTGCTGGTGCTCTCGGCATGTACGGGGTAGCCAGGGCAGGTGGGGCTGCGATCAGGATGGCGGAACAGTCGAGACAATCACCGTGGGCTTATGGTGCGGCATGGTCACCAGTCCAGTATGGCTACGGGCCCACTCCCTACGGCCAGTTCCAGCAATCGATGGGCATGTGATCACTGTAGCTGGGGTCCTCCACAGTCTCAGCCACGCGGTCTGACCGCGGTCTGACCGGCTACAGTCTTCATCCCCGGTCGGGATTCGGCCCCCGACCGGGGGTATTTTACTTGTCGTCTGGGCCGTACTCGGGGTGAGTGAGACCTGCATCATCCATCAGGCCGCGCTCGTAGTCAGGATGCTCTGCTGCGTCCACCTCGACGTCCTTGTGGAGCATGGTGCCTGGAGTGATGCGGAAGTCTCTGCGTGCGCTCTCCCGGGCCTCGGCCGCCCGCCTGGATTCGGAGGGAGAGGTGGCGATCTGCAACGCGACTCGATCTAGCACTGTACGATCGTGAGCATCCAGCTCATTGATCTTCTTGTGCCCGGCCAGGATGAGTAGTGCAAGAGACTGGCTATCCGGGGCGAAGTCTGGGTTGTCGTAGACATACTGCAGTAGTCCCTCAGCGCCTGGCCCGAAGAGTTCCTCGAACTGTGTGCGGGCTAAGGAGCCGCGTACTCGCGGCTGCTCAGGCGGGAGCTCCACCGGGAATGGTGGAGCTGGTGGTGTGGGGGCGGCCCTGGAGAGGTACTCGTCTTTGGAGCCGAAGAGCGGGCACTTGCCAAAGTCGTGCAGCTCGTTGCAGATTGGGCATCTAGTCATCGGGCGTGGTTGCCATGTTCAGCATACGCTTCTCATAGTACGCCACGATGAGAGCCCGCACAATATCCTGCGGTTTGATCTTCCTGCCCTCCGCCTCACCCAGGCGCTTGGCCTCGATCTCCAGGAACTGCAGAATCTTGCGTGGCAGCGCGCAGTTCAGGCAGAAGGCGATGTTCTCCTGGGCCTCTTCCTCCGGGCGCTTGTTACGTTCTCGGCTTGAGCTTGGTACACACCGTGACGGCGTGACACTCCACGCAGGCGTAGAGCTCATTCTCATGACTCTCGTACCAGTTCGCGCCGTCGTAGCCCAGCTCAGTGGCGATCTGAGGAGCGATCTTCACCAGCCGTTCGCACGTGCAGGAAGCCGGCACGTTCTCATCGCCGGGCCTGGGGCACATACATCCTCCGACCTTGCGGCACGTAGGACACTCTTCGCTGGTGTGCTGGTAGAGGTCGCCGCTGCTCTCCTCCATGGCGGCTTTGGCCCAACGGCGCTGGATCTCGGCCGAGGGCGAGCCGTCAGCGAAGGACGCCTTCTGTGGCGGGGTCTTCAGCTTCTCCAGCATGATCTCGGCGATGTCGTGGATCTTGGTGCCGGTGGTGGGGAAGGCATCACCGTTGCCGTTGGTTGCCAGTCGCGGCGTGTCACGCAGGATGATCTTCAGCAGTTGGACTTGGCCGGCGAGCTGGCCGGACCCGAGGTTGAGCTTGCTGCAGGTATCGAGGAACCTCTGAACGAAGTCCCGCAGCGCGCCTTCCCTCTGTAGGGCATGGCGCTGAATGGAGGCGTGTTCCAGATGCTTCCCACCGTCCATCAGGTACATCTCGATCTTGTCCCTGTCCTCGTGCAGCACCACCGAGAGGTTCGGCTGTACCTTGGTGGTTGTCTTCATCGGTTTGCTCCTCTCCGCCACGTCCTCTGTCGTGGAGGGAACACGCGGCTTGAAGTTGTAATTGAGCAGGACCTGGTCGAACGCCAGGCAGACGTCTGCGCTCAGGCCCTTTGTCGCCTCGTTCAGCATCCTGCAGCTTCGCTCGACCGAGATGTTGAAGCACTCAGCAGTGTCCCGGATGAAATGCCTGATGCTGTTGTCGCAGATTCTGGCAACAGCATCTTCCTCCCTGATGATACCGGCG